GTTGCCCATCATATCTTCAAGAGAGTTATAGTTTGCCACTTCTCATCACCTCCAGACTGTCAATTCTCGCAAACTGTGCTGTGTTTATATCGATACGACTCATCCTGCCTTCATCGATAGGCACTTCAAAATTCGTAAAGCTGTAATCGGTCTGGAATTCAAAGGTATTTTCAGAACGTACATAATCACGGTTAAAGATCATTTCATTTCTGTCGGCTGGTTCGATTATTTCCGTAACAATTACCGGGTTCATCTGCGGCTGTGCGATAAAGCGAAGTGCTGTCAATTGACCAAATCGTGCAGGAGTGAAGGTATCCACAAGTCCTATCGGTTCAGGTATTTCTGTATAAGGCTCAACAATATCGACTGCTTTTCTGAAATCCAGACTTCCGACATCAGCAACGGGTACAAACTTCTCCTCAAAGGACAGACGGCCGTCCCATACATTTCCGGCACTGAGTCCCTGACCGCTGATCGTACATAGAGCCTGCATACGGTCAATAAAGCCGGAGCCGTTTGTTACGGACAGGCGCACCTTAAAAGTATTGTAGGCATTAGCATCCAGCTTTGAAATCGGATAATACAGGTTCAGAATATGCTTGCCGCTTTGCCAGGTTTCAATCGGATAGTAGGTATTTATGACATTATCATTTATCACATAGGTCACTTTCAGCGTTGCCCTGCCATCCTCATTCCACGAAACGGAAACATCCTGATCATTCAGTTTACCGCTTGCCGTTTTCTGCACCTCGTTAGCAGTTATATCAATAAGGATACTGCCGTGAAACTCTGCATCTGTATCATCCTGAGATGCAAATTCAAGACTGACTATCTCCGCATCATTTTCGCCGACAGTAAACGGAGAAGAATTCATATACGAGTGAACGGTTATTTTGCCTACCTCCACAGAATTAAGCAAGCCTGCGATATTCTTATCATTCTTGCTTTTCGCCTGTGATAATCGGGGGTTTTTGCCGACACATTTCAGCGTTGTTTTACCGTTGATCTTTACTGTCATTCCGGTAATAGCAGCTATCTGCGTATCGTCAGCGTGACCGCCTGAAAAGGATATGACATCTCCGATATCAAGTGCCGGATTGCCGATCGTTTCTGAATCGAAGGGTACATACCGGACCTTTGAGATGTCGTTCAGAATATTTCTAATTATCTTTTCTCTTGTATCTTTCAACCCAAACTGCAAAAGCGGATTGACACCAAGATTCATTGTCAGTCCATCATCAGGAGTGAGTGCGTAGTATTCAGCAGTAGTCGTTTTCTGATTAGTGGAGTTGACCGCAGTATATCTTGTAATGAAATCGGAAAAGCTGCTCGAAAACCGCTGCTTGTTCGATACCTGCATTATGGGAGTGTTTCCGTATTTTCGCAGTTCAAGCTGACCCTGACGGTTTATCTGACAGTAGCAGCCGAGAACCTGTGCCGTATAAAAAAGCAAGTCACGCCAGCTTTCAATATCGTTTTCACCGTAGATGCCATAGATAAACTTTCCGTTTGGCATAGCTTCAATATCTGCTCTGGTGTGTGCGAAAGGCACTCTACAATTCTCACAGGCAAGAGAGAAAAAGTCAAAAGGAGTGCTGGAAGAAAGCGTATTTTTGAAACTCTTTTCAAAATTCAGCATACAGTCATAGGCTTTTAATTCAAGCGTTTTTATGCTCCTGTTTGCTTCGCTTATCTCAAATATCCCCATCGGTACTTCTTCATATTTGCCACCCACATCCAGATGAAAAGATACGGTTATCGTGCCATCCTCCAAGCTGTACCTGTCAATATCGGTAAAAAGAGATATACCCATCTCGGCAGCATAAATTGTACCAAGCTCTATTTCCGTGTTGCCGCAGCATTGACGGGTAATGTATCCGCTGCCTTTAACAATGTCCTTATTTTCAAACCGATATTTCTGTCCCTTTTTTGTGGTTATCTCTCCAGTCCAGAAATAACTTCTACTGTTACTCTGAATCGCCTTTATGAAGTTTTCAGATACATGGTACATTGGCTTCCTCCTCTCATATAAGATTTTTAATACTCTTTCAAAGTAAAATCCACCGTCCACAACCCTTTATATGAAGTGTCCTGCTCCAACTTTGCTTTGAAGCCATCAATATACATCTCTGTTTCTTTCAGAGATAAAGTATCCGTGTCAAAATACTCCACGGTCAGCTTGTTTTGCTTTGACAAGGAAGTCATCTTTTTCAGCCACAAAGCCGTCACCGTAAAGGAAACGGATATGTCAACAACACCCTGACGCACGACATCACGCTGTCTTGTTCCGGCTTCTGTTTCACCGCCGGAATCGGATTCCACGGAGGAAAGCGACAGGTCATAAGAATTGGGAAACGGTAAAAGCTCACCGTTTATTTTCAAGTATTCTGTAAATGCCATGCTACCTTCCTCCGCTTCTCAGATTTGCTCTTTGCTGAGCATTGACGATAATTTCATCAAGCATCGTGCCGCCGACATACACCGGAATAACGATGTCACCGTTACCACCCATTGTGCCACCTTTAGGAAAAGCCCCTTTTATCGCAGTTATCAGTTCAGTAAAATCTATTTGAGATACACCACCATCTGAAGCAGTTGCTGTGACTTCTGCGTGAGGATTTACGACCATATCGGCAGATACATTTTTCATAGCCGATTTTATCATCCCACGACTATTTTCTATACCCTTTGCAAGTCCCTTCATGAAGTCGGGCATCCAGCTCTCATAATCGGTAAGAGGACCCTCGTCCGGCACGGAGAAGTGCAGGAACGACCGTATCTTATCAGCAACACTTGATACAGCGTTGCCGACTGCACCGATGCAGCTCTTTATACCGTTTACAATACCCATCACCATATCCTTGCCCCAGTTGAATGCCTGCGACGCAAGACCTGTGATGTGGTCTTTGACATTTGCAAAACCGTTTTTAACTGCATTGAATATATTTGACATCGTATTTTTGATACCGGAGAAAATGTTATTGAAAGCCGTAGAAACGGTTGACTTAATGTTGTTGACATCACCCGAAACAAGAGATTTTATTACATTCCACACATTCGTCAGAACATTTTTGATATTATCCATTATGGAAGTAATAATGCTTTTTATCGTATTGAAAACGGCAGAAATGACACCCTTTATCGCATTAACGACAGAAGTGACAGCATTTTTTATGGTGTTCCAAGCATTAGTAATAACTGTCTTTATCGCCGTGATTATCGTTGTTATCACGGTTTTTATCGTATTCCAGACCGTAGAAATTACGGTATGTATCGCATTCATCACGGTAGTTATTACTGTCTTGATCACATTCCAAGCTGTAGTCAGGAAGGTCTTTATAGCCGTAACAACAGTAGTAAAAGTGTTTTTGATGATGTTCCATATCGTAGTAAAAAAGGTAGAAATCGCAGTCCAGATCGTAATTGCGGCAGTTTTTATACCGTTCAGGATGCCATTGAAAAATGTGCAGATGTTATTCCAGATATTACTGAAAAACTCACTTACACCGTTCCAGAGATCATCCCACGATATGCCGAACCAACTGAGGAATACCTCAAATATGCCTTTCAGCACATTCAGAATATTCTTGATATTATTAACGAGGAAGTTCCATGCCGCCATAAAAATGCCCTTGACACCTTCCCAAACCTGCTCCCAGTTGCCGGTAAAGATACCGATAAAAATATCAAGTATTGCCGTTATCATATCAAGAGAATAAGAGAGCATATTGCTTATGTATTGGAAAGCACCCTCAAGCACAGGAGCAAGAAAAGAACACACAGTATCCCATACTGCCATTATGACTTCGCCGATGTCTTTGAAATTAAAGCCCAGAGCGTTAAGCCTGTCAACTATACCCTGAAAAAACTCCTGAAATTTCCCGACAATGCCGTTCCATATTTCAGTCATAGCGTTGCGGAAATCTTCATTTGTATTCCAAAGATAGATAAAAGCTGCAACGAGTGCAGCAATAGCGGCAATAACTAAACCGATAGGGTTTGTAAGAAGTCCGGCTAAATTCAGTCCCGATATTGCACCCTTTACGGTAGTTATCGCACCGGATATTTTCGGTACAAGCGTCATTATCGTTCCCACGGAAGATATGACTTTTCCGATAACAATCAAAGCCGGACCTATCGCCGCAACGATCAGACCGATAGTGACGATCGTCTTTTTTGTACCCTCGTCCATACCGTTCAGCTTATCCACAAGTCCCTGAATCCAGGAAACGATTTGTCTGATCGCAGGCATAAGGATGTCACCGAAGGAGATTGCTAATTCCTGTAACTGTGACTTTAAAATAGTTATCTGACCTTCAAGATTGTTCTGCATCGTTTCAGCCATATCTCCGGCTTTACCGTCACAGTTCGTAATGGCTGTATTCAGCTTTTCAATATCAGAAGGTGCAGCATTCATCAGGGCAAGGAATCCGCTCATAGCATTTTTGCCGACAAGTGCCTGTGCGTTGGCAGCCTTTTCGGATTCTGACATTTGAGAAAATGCCTTCCGACATTCCTTCAAGATATCATTCAGTGACTTCATAGATCCATCCTGATTTGTAGTCTTGATAGTCATAGAACCGAAAGCATTACCTGTCAGTTTAACATCCTTTGACAAGTTATTCATGATAGAGCGAAGTGCTGTACCTGCCTGTGTGGATTTGATACCCGCATTGCCCATAAGACCGATTGCCTCTGCTGTGTCCTCTGCTGAAAATCCTAACGCTCCGGCAATAGGCGCACAGTATTTGAATGTTTCGCCCATCATAGAAACATTGGTGTTTGCGTTACTTGACGCAGCGGCGAGTATGTCCGCAAAATGTCCTGAATCATCGGCTGAAAGACCGAAGGCTGTAAGTGCATCTGTAACGATGTCGGATGTAGTTGCCAAATCCTCACCGGATGCAGCCGCAAGGTTCATAATACCCTCGATGCCGCCGAGCATATCTTCAGTTTTCCAGCCAGCCATCGCCATGTAATTCATAGCCTGAGCCGCTTCTGTAGCGGAAAATTTTGTCTTTGCACCCATCTCACGAGCCTTTGCACGGAGAGCGTCAAAGTCTTTTCCGGTTGCACCGGACACTGCTGCTACTTCACTCATAGCAGAATCAAAGTCTGCAGCGGTCTTTACTGCCGCAGTTCCCAGTCCCGTGATTGCAATAGTCGCAGGCAGCATTTTCTGACCGACATTGGAGATATTATCTCCTACGGTTTTTAGCTTTTCACCTTTGGCTGCTATTTTCTGAACAGCCGTTGCAGACTGGTTTGCGGCTGTTTCGAGCTTCTTTAATTCCTGCTCTGTTTCCACAATTTCACGCTGCAAGGCATCATACTGTTCTTTGGAGATATCCCCGGCAGCGAGTGCTT